ATTGCGGTTCATCGTAGATGCTGCAGTATCATTTACTGTATCACCTTCTTTGCCTTTTGTCAACCAACTTTTTTCATTCGATTCTGCCGATGCAGTAGGTGATGCTTGAATAGCAGCCATTGCTGCCAAACTACCACCGAACACATATGATCCAACGTGTTCTAGTTGCATCCATGGACACATCCAAACTTTCAGTCCAGCTTTACGTGCATAGTAACTAAACATATAGTCTTCTGATAAGTAACGGCGGGTTTCGGGTTCAATGACGCAGTCAAAGAACGCTGTAATCTCACGTGTACCATCAAAGTGTTCTGTACGCACATGGTCGGGAAGATACTTGAGTTCAGGATAGGCGTCTGAGTACTTCAGTAGTGTCTCACGGTGGATCATCATGAAACCAGTACCGCCTTCACGAATCTCTACGGGTTCATCAATTCGGAATTCACTAACGTCACCAGCTGGGTTGAACACATAGTCACCAACGAAGTTCTGTAGGTTGAATGGGTTCTCTCTAGCGAAACCCTTCTCGACGGCCATCTTGATCTTTTCCCAAGAAATGGTTTTCTTTGGATATGGTCCTGTGACAACGTCCATACCCTTTGACGGCTCAGTAAGATGCATCAGAGTGAACACGTCTTTGTAATCAAAACCGATGTCTGAGTCAATGAACAACATATGACTGAAACCTGAACGAAGGAATTCGTCGGCGCAATAGTTACGAGCTCTAGTGATCAGCGATTCGTTGAATAGATAGTAGAAACGAATTTCAATGCCATACTTGGTGCAAGCCATGGCTAGGTCGTTGGTTGACTTGGTATACATACCCGCACATTGTCCACCATACATTGGCGTAGCGACGAATAGTCTCTTACCTTTTAGGTCATCAACAGTAATATTAAGTTCCATTATTTCTCTCTTTCACATTCTCAAGTTGTTGTTTCATCCATTTAGCGCATTCTTTAGCTGTGAGAGCGTCTCCCAATGGTGTTCGAAGTCTATCGTCTTCACCAATGTTCCTAACGACTGAGGCAGCCAACATCATAGCAGAAGCCATGATCATACACATCTGATGCAAACCTGAACCATCTTCACCATCATCATAATCGTGTCTTCGTTCAAAATCATCAATGTGTCTTTTCAGACTGTCAATCATCTGTTGCCATGGTAGACCTTTTTCCCAATTCCTTGGGGCATACTTCATGGCTCCATACTCAAGTGCGGTTGCACCAGCAGCAAGTGCCTCTAACGGCAGTTGTCTGAAATATGGAACGCCTAAGGCCTCACGCATAGCGCCAGTCTTAGAGGCATCATATTTTTGTTCTGTCATCTATTTATATCTCCAAAATCAAGGTTTGGTAAGAAATGGTGCAAGTTGTGGCGGTTGCCAACCTTCTGGCTTGAGGATCTTGCCATCTTCACGCTTACGAACAGCCCCTGTTTCAGGATCAATCTTAGCGAAGTTTGTTTTCATAACCTCATTCCACGCACCTTCGGCATCATAACCCATAGCATTAGCAGCACCGATAGTAACCACTAAGATGTCAATGATTGCATCCAAGGTTTCGACTTCATCTTTTGCCTTTACGGCATCACGAAGTTCTTTATACTCTTCTTTAATTAAAGATAGGTACATCTTGAAAAGATTTGAGTTCTTTGTATCGACTGATTGACCACAAGCAGTCATAAATGTCAAAGAGTCTTTAAATGGGTTAGTCATTGTCTATCCTTGGTTAGAGTTAACGTTTTAATAATCAAGCAGATCTTCTACTGAAGTTTTTGTATTTCTCAAACTTAATTACGTTCTCGAATTTGTCATACAGTTGATCGCCCTTATGACTGATAATAAACACATTTGAGTCAGTTGTCAACTCATTAATGATTTTAAGGAACTCTTCTGTCCCCGCATTGTCCAAAGAACTGTCCATGATTTCATCCATGATCAACAGGTTGGTGGTAACAGAGTTACGCAGTTTTGACACCGCACGCCATGTGAACAACAGAGCCAAGTCGATACGTAGTTTCTCGCCTTCTGAAAACGATCCATAGGAGAACACATCACGGAAGCGTGACTTAATCGTCTCTTCGAAGTTGTCGTCTAGTTCGAACTGAACAAAGAAGTCCATGGCCGACAGATACTTGTTGATCAGTTTGTTCATAACTGGCACATACTGACGAATGATACGGGTCTTGATACCACCATCCTTAAGCATAGACCCTACAACACCCAACGTCTCACGGTCTTGGTGTAGTTGTTCTTGTTTTGTGTGATGAGCTCGTAAATCTTCCTCAAGTTTACCAATCTTAGTGATGTCAATAGTTTCGACTTCTTTCTCAGCATTCTGTAGTTCGGATTTCATACTGTTTAGAACGTTTTTTGTCAGAGTGATATTGGCTCTGTGACCAGACGCAGTTAGGTTGAGTGCAGAGATTTCATCCTCAACATCCGATATCGCCGACAGTCTTACTTCGCATTCGGAAATTTTGTTTGCAATCTCATCTCTTCCATCTGTGATTTGCTTAGACTTGACTTGGTGACCATCAACTGTACTGTGCTTAAAGTCGTGTTCAATTCCTTGTTTACAGGTTGGGCAGTTGTCGTGGCTTTCATAGAAACTAATCTCCTTGTTGAGTTGTGACAGTTTGGTCACGAGTTTCTGATCAATCGACTGAAGCTCTTGCAGTTTCTTCTTGTATGTCGGTTTGTCGGTGATGCTGGCCGCCAGTACGTCAATCTGTTCACCGATCACTTCAAGCTTATTATTCTCTTCTTCAATGAACGATATCTGTTCTTTCATTTTGTCTTTGATGCGGGAAACCTCAGTCTCTTTCATTTTACGAATGGATTCGTTATGGGTCTTGGCTAGGTCAATGTTGTTCTTGACCATGTCAATCTCATACTTGATGTCGGTAATCTCACTCTTGTTGGTAGACAGTTTGTCTTTTAACAACACATTCATAGTGCTGAAGATCTGAATGTCCAACAGGTCTTCAATGATTTCACGACGATGTTGAGCTGGTAATTGCATGAAAGGCACGAAGGTAGAACTACCCAGCACCACAATCTGACCAAACGATTTGAAGTTCATTTTGAGAATGTTCTGTTCAAGGTATGCTTGATAGTCCCTTGCAGCAGCATCTTGGTTAAGTAACTCACCATTCTTCCAAATCTCGAAGAGGTTCGGCTTCATACCCCGCTTGACAACATACTTATTGGCCGCAATGTCAAACGACACTTCGACTTCAAGACCTTTTTGGTTGATGGAGTTTATGAGCTGGGGTTTGTTGATCTTGCGGAATGGCTTGCCATATAAGGCAAAGCAGATGGCGTCCAACATTGTGGACTTACCAGCACCATTCTCGCCAACAATCAGGGTGGACTTGTTGGTATTAAGATCAATCTGAGTCCACGTATTACCAGTTGATAGGATGTTCTTAAAACGCACATAGTTAAAAGTAATCACAGGTTAACAGCCTCTTGATATAACTCACGAATGAAATGTTCGACACGCTTCTTGTCGCCTCTGAACTCAATAGTCTCAATATACTTGTTCATGATAGTCAACGTATCCTGTGCTTCGTCAACGATAGAATCGTCAGCCAAGTCTAGGTTCAGGTGATCGTCAACGACCTTGATGTCCGCCGCACCCGACTGTTGCAGTTTGTCAATGAATAGGTCAAACAGATATGGGTTGGTTTTCTCTTTGACTATAACCTTGATGTACGTGCCTGTCAAGCCATTTGTTTCCAAATGACCGATATCTTCAATCGTCATGTCGGCGTCTGAGTATTCGATCTTGTGGAAGATGGAGTATGGGTTACGGACGAAGGTGATTGCCCTCGTCTCAGTGTCGAAGATATGGAAGCCACGGGGGTCTCCGTAGTCGTTCCACGTCATCTCATACGGTGATCCTAGGTAGGCGATGTTACCATGTGTTGACTTGTGATGGAAGTGACCAGAACAAACCAAGTCGAACTTGGCGAACGTATCCGCAGTCTGACCATGGTCGCAGATAGATCCCCGATGCATCTCGAATCCTTGGAGTTCTAAGTGACCCATCAGAACACGGGCATCTGTCTCTTCAATGGCCTTCATGGTGTCTGCGTAATTGTCTTCGCAAATCCATGGACATAGGAGAATCTTTAGGCCATCATATGCGACCTCAATAGGTTTATCCCACCAAATTTGAAACGATGTTGGGTCAATGTTGGAGAACAACTCGTTGATACCGTTGACGTTGTTCGTGTTTTTATAGTAAGTGTCATGGTTGCCAACGATGATGTTGACAGCAATACGTTCGTTTAGTAACGGAAGGATGAAGTTATCCTTAACGTTCTTCAGCGTCACGTAGTTGACATATTTACGACGATCCATCAAGTCGCCAAGATGGATCACCTCTGTGATTCGATTCTCTTTCAGATAAGGTAGAAAGACCTCATAAAAGAACTTGTTTTGGAAGCCGGCAAACGTCACACTATCATTTCTGACACCATAGTGAGT